ATCAAATCAAGGTTCACCATCAATTGATATCTTAAAAGAAGCACTCTTCAAGTTTCAATTAGAAAGAGATAGTTTGACTTCTACACCTTTTGAACTCACACTTCTTGCTACTGCTGCAACTAATGGTGAGAGTATTTTTGCTTCTATGGACTGGGAAGAGGTGAGTAGGTAATTATGTCTGATAATGTATATCTTGGTAATCCCAATTTAAAAAAAGCAAATACACAGATTCAATTCACTGAAGAACAGATTATTGAGTTCTTAAGGTGTAAAGAGGATCCTGTATATTTTGCAAAGAATTATATTAAGATTGTTTCTCTGGATCACGGTCTAGTTCCTTTTGAGATGTATCCGTTTCAAGAGAAGTTGATTGAAAACTTCCACAAGAATAGGTTTAACATTTGTAAGATGCCTCGTCAGACAGGTAAATCTACAACGTGTGTTTCATATTTATTACATTATGCTGTATTTAACGACAACGTTAATATTGCTATTCTGGCAAACAAAGCCTCCACTGCGAGAGACCTTCTGGGGAGACTTCAACTCGCTTATGAAAATTTACCCAAGTGGATGCAGCAAGGCATCATATCGTGGAACAAGGGGTCCTTAGAGCTCGAAAATGGATCCAAGATATCATCCAACTCCACCTCTTCATCCGCCGTTCGTGGTGGTTCTTACAACGTAATCTTTTTGGACGAATTTGCGTTCATTCCAAATCATATCGCTGATGATTTCTTCGCTTCTGTATATCCAACAATTTCTTCTGGACAGAGCACAAAAGTAATCATCGTATCTACACCACGCGGTATGAATCACTTCTACCGAATGTGGCACGATGCTGAGCGTGATAGAAATGAATATGTGCCTACAGAAGTTCATTGGTCGGAAGTTCCTGGAAGAGATCAAGCTTGGAAAGAACAAACGATTTCTAATACTTCCGAACAACAATTTAGAGTTGAGTTCGAATGTGAATTTTTAGGATCTGTTAATACACTTATCAATCCAGCAAAACTTAAAACTTTTGTTTATGATGATCCAATCAAAAGAAATGCTGGTATGGACATTTATGAGAATCCAAAAGAAGATCACGACTATTTAATTACCGTTGACGTTGCTAGGGGTATGTCTAATGATTACTCTGCGTTTATAGTTTTTGACATTACAAATTTTCCATATAAGGCAGTAGCGAAATATAGAAATAATGAGATTAAACCAATGCTATTTCCAAGTATCATATATGAGGTAGCAAAGGGATATAATAATGCTTGGACTTTAATTGAAGTTAATGATATTGGAGATCAAGTAGCAAATATTTTACACTTTGATCTAGAATATGACAATTTATTAATGTGTGCCATGCGTGGTCGGGCTGGGCAACTTGTTGGTTCTGGTTTTAGTGGTAAGAAATCTCAACTCGGAGTTCGTATGACTTCCTCAGTTAAAAAGTTAGGGTGTTCTAACTTAAAAACATTAATGGAAGATGATAAGTTATTAGTTAATGATTATGATATCTTTTCAGAACTAACAACTTTTATACAAAAACATAATTCATTTGAGGCAGAAGAAGGATGTAATGATGACTTAGCAATGTGCCTTGTAATTTTTGCTTGGTTAGTTGCTCAGGATTACTTTAAAGAGATGACGGACAATGATGTTCGTAAAAGAATTTATGAAGAACAAAAAAATCAAATTGATCAGGATATGTCTCCTTTTGGGTTTATATCGGATGGTTTGGAGGATATGAATGTACTGATTGAAGAGCAAACTGGAGATAGGTGGATGTTTGCTACAAATGAAAATAAAATTGAGGCGACAGATATGTGGAATGTTGACGAATATGGTGACAAATCTTATATGTGGGAATACAGATAAATGGATTTAGACGACCAGTTTTCTTTTGGTCATTTATTATTTTTTGATAGAAAATGTAGAGCGTGTGGACTCGTTAAAAACTTACTTGATGATTTTTATTTGACCAGAAAAGATAGAAAACCTCTTCCTTCTGCATATTCGTATGAGTGTAAGGAGTGTACTATGAAAAGAATTAAAAGAGGTAGGGATCGTAAAATTGTGTGTTCCAAGTGGGAATATCCAGATTGGTAACTCGTTCACGTATTCGTTCCCCACTTAAAGTACATTTTTTAATAAATATTTTTAGAATAATTCTGGATAACGGAGAATAAGGATGCCACTAAATTTAGCATCTCCTGGAATTGTAGTAAGAGAGATTGACTTAACTACTGGAAGAACTACTCCATCATCAAATAAAATTGGTGCAATTGTAGCTCCCTTTGCAAAAGGACCAATTAATGTTCCGATTTTAATAGAGAATGAAAACGATCTACTCAAAAACTTTGGAGAACCATACTCTACAGATAAGCATTACGAGCATTGGTTAACTGCTTCATCTTATCTTGCATACGGCGGATCATTAAGAGTTGTAAGAGCAAATGACACTCAGTTAACAAATGGATTGGTTGGAATCGCTACATCTGTAAAAATTGATAGCTTAGAAAATTATAACGAATTGAATTATGATGAAAACACTCTTACAAATGTTACTGTAGCAGCAAGAAATCCTGGTTCTTGGTCTAATGGAGTTAGAGTTGCAATCATTGACTCTAAAGCAGATCAGATTTTAACAGGAATTGCAACAACTTCACCATCTCTTCAAGTTGGATATGGAGTTACTCAGGCAATTAGTTCAGTTCTTCCTGGAGCAGGAACAACCTCTGTTCTTGACGGATATCTAAAAGGTATCATCACTGCAATTGGATCTAGTAGTATTTCTGTAAAGGTCTTAAGTCACGTATCTACTGGAAATACGGTAACTCAAGTTGATTACCAACCATCTGGTATCTATGCATTCTCGAATACTGGATCCGTAGCTATTCATACAAACGGACAAGCAGTTGCATTTGGAACTGCTGCATACACATCAAGACTTGATTGGTTTGATCAGCAAACACTTGGATTAACAACATCTTCTTCCATCAATTGGAACAACATTGCTCCTAGACCAGGAACTTCTGCTTTTGCTGAAGCAAGAAACTCTAGATTTGATGAAGTTCATGTAGTTGTTATTGATGCTCTCGGTTCATTAACTGGAAATGCTGGAACTATTCTTGAGAAGCATTTAAGTCTTTCTAAAGCATCAGATGCAGAATTCTCTGTAGGAAATCCTTCATATTGGAGAAAATATCTCGCCAATAACTCCAGTTATATTTTTGGTTTAGGTGCTCCAGCTGGAATCGTAACTACTGGATATAGTTCTGGATTTACTCTAGCATCCGATGTTGGTTGGGACCAAGGTACTGATGGAATTATTTTTGCAGCAACAGGATCTTCAACTAATGTATTAAGTGGTGGTAGAGATTACAGTGGAATATCTTCAATTACTTCAAGTGGATCTCTTAGTGCTACATTAGCAAAATTATCAGAGGGATATGATTTATTTGAAAATACTGATAATTATACTGTAGATTTCTTACTTATGGGATCTGCTGCCTATGATATCACTAGCACTCAAGCACTTGCTAATAAAATCATTTCTGTAGCAGAACTAAGAAAAGATGCGATTGCATTTATTTCTCCTTATAGAGGTGCTACTTTAACTGACACTTCAGATCAGAATACCGTTACGGTTAGATCTTCTGCAGATATTACTGATAAAGTACTTGAGTTTTACGCACCAATAACATCCTCTTCATATACAATATTTGATAGTGGATATAAGTACACGTATGACAGGTTTGCAAATACCTTCAGATATGTTCCTTTAAATGGTGATATTGCTGGACTTTGTGCCCGTAATGATATTAATAATTTCCCATGGTATTCACCAGCAGGAACTACTAGAGGTGCAATTCTAAATGCAGTAAAACTTCCATATAATCCATCCAAATCTCAAAGAGATCGTCTTTACAGCAATAGAGTCAATCCAGTAGTCTTCTCACCTGGATCTGGAATTGTTCTATTCGGTGATAGAACTGCACTTGCAAAGGCATCTGCGTTTGATAGAATCAATGTTCGTCGTCTGTTCATATATCTTGAGGATGCAATTTCTCAGGCAGCGAGAGATGCTCTCTTTGAATTTAATGATGAAATCACGAGAACAAATTTTGTCAATACTGTTGAACCTTTCCTCCGTGACGTTCAGGCTAAGAGAGGTATCTTTGATTATGTTGTAGTTTGTGATGAAACAAATAACACTGCTGCGGTGATAGATAATAATGAATTTATTGCTGATATTTACATCAAACCAGCAAGATCAATTAACTTCATTGGTCTGAACTTTGTTGCCACCAAGACTGGTGTTGATTTTGAAGAAGTAATCGGAAACTTTTAATTAACTTCGAGGTTTAACAACTATGGCAACCAGAACCCAACTTAACACAATTCCTTTAAGGAAGATCACAGACTTTAAGAGCAAACTGTCGGGTGGTGGCACCAGAAGTAATCTCTTCGAAGTTGAACTTGCTTTTCCAGCAGCAATTGGTGTAGATGCAGTAACTCTAGATAAAACTAGGTTTCTTGTTAAGGCAGCTGCTCTTCCAGCATCAAATGTAACTCCAGTTGAAGTTGCATTCAGAGGAAGAATGCTTAAACTTGCAGGTGATCGTACATTTGAATCTTGGACAATTACAGTTCTCAATGATACTGATTTTTCAATTCGTTCCGCATTTGAAAAGTGGAGCAATTATATGAATCGCCTTTCAGATAACACTGGAACAACTGATCCTGCACTTTATCAGGCAGATGCTTTTGTTTATCAATTAAATCGTGATGGATCAACTCTAAGAGCATATCATTTTTATGATACTTTCCCAACTGCAATAAGCAGTATCGCTCTTGATTACTCCAATGAAAATATTCAAGAGTTTACTGTAGAGATGCAGGTTCACTGGTGGGAAGCAATTAAAGGAACATCTGCTTCTGCAGGTGGTGAGAACATTAACTAAATAGTAGATATTAAACGTTTAACTTTATAAAATGGCGAAACTTTTTGGTTTTTCGATTGAAGATCAGGATAAAAAACCCAAGTCTATAGTGTCCCCCGTTCCTCAGACTGATGAGGACGGGGTTGATTATTATATTCAATCCGGATTTTATGGTCAGTATGTAGATATTGAAGGTGTCTATAGAACTGAGTTTGATTTGATGCGTCGCTATAGAGAAATGGCATTGCACCCAGAATGCGATTCTGCTATAGAAGATGTTGTTAGTGAAGCAATTGTTAGTGATCTATATGATTCTCCAGTAGAGATTGAACTTTCAAATCTGAATGCAAGCGATAAACTTAAAGACGTTATTCGTAATGAATTTAAATCCATTAAGGAAATGATGGATTTTGATAGGAAATGTCACGAAATTTTTAGGAATTGGTATGTTGATGGGCGTCTCTATTATCTCAAAGTTATTGATGTTAAAAAACCTCAGGAAGGAATTAAAGAACTGAGATACATCGATCCAATGAAAATGAAGCACATTCGTCAAGAAACAAAGACGAATGGCAAAAATGGAGATCCAGTATCAAATCGTTTAAATATAAACGGAAATTTAACAAATTCAGAATTAAGTTATTCTGATATTGAGGAGTATTATGTCTATACTCCAGCTCCAAATTATCCAATGGGATCTTTAGGTGGAGGATCTAAGGGTTCTATTAAAATCGCAAAAGATTCAATTACCTATTGTACTTCAGGACTTGTAGATAGAAATAAGGGAACAGTACTTTCATATTTGCATAAGGCAATTAAAGCACTCAATCAATTGAGAATGATTGAGGATTCTCTTGTCATTTATAGATTGTCAAGAGCACCAGAACGTCGTATTTTCTACATTGACGTTGGCAATCTTCCAAAGGTAAAGGCAGAACAATACCTCAAAGAGGTTATGTCCCGCTATAGAAACAAACTTGTTTATGACGCACAAACTGGAGAAGTTCGTGATGATCGTAAATTTATGAGTATGCTTGAAGATTTTTGGCTTCCAAGAAGAGAAGGTGGTCGTGGAACTGAAATTACCACACTTCCTGGAGGGCAAAATCTGGGAGAACTTTCTGATATTGAATATTTCCAAAAGAAACTTTATAGAGCACTTGGAGTTCCCGAATCAAGAATTGCTGGCGGTGGAGATGGATTTAATCTTGGTCGCTCATCTGAAATCTTAAGAGATGAACTTAAGTTTTCTAAGTTTGTAGGTCGCCTTAGAAAGCGTTTTGCAAGAATGTTTAATGATATTCTTCGCACACAACTGCTACTTAAAAATGTAGTAAGTCCAGAAGATTGGGAAAAGATGGAAGATCATATTCAATATGACTTTCTATATGACAATCATTTTGCAGAATTAAAAGAAGCAGAATTACTTCAAAATAGAATTGGACTATTGACTCAGATGGAACCATATATTGGCAAATATTATTCAACTGAATATGTTCGTAGAAAAATTCTTCGTCAAACTGATTCTGAAATTATTGATATTGATTTACAAATTGATGATGAAATTGAAAAGGGTATTCTTCCAGATCCCAATGCTCCTGTAGATGAAATGGGAAATCCAATTCCACCTGAGGCAATGGGTGCTGGAGCAGAACAACCTGCTTTAGGAGATGTTCCAATGGAACCAGCAGCAGCACCAGTCCCAGAAATTCCAGCAGAACCTAAAGGTGGGAAGATATAAATAATCTTATAAATATAAACTAATTTTTATGGAAGAACTTATCGATTTGATTGCAATTGACGGAGCTCCTCACGAAGTTTCTGATAAGATTAAAGAATTATTATATGCAAAAGCTGCAGATAGGATTGATTCTGTTCGTCCAGAAATTGCTACAGTGATGTTTGGTGATTCAGATCAACCAGGAGATGAAGAATAATGGCTATAAAAGTAGTTCAAAATGTAAATCGCATTTCACCTACAGTATCTACTGCTGCTACAAGTAATCCAATTGCTTTAAAAGCTGGTTATATCAGAGTATCCACTGGACTTACTGCAGCTTATGTTGAAACAGGAGGAAACCCAACAGTTTCAACAAATTCTTTTTATCTTCCACCATACAATAGTGAAGTTTTAAAAGAGAGAATTGCTAGACAAAGAATTGCTGGAATTACTACCGGCACTTCTACAGTAGTTACATTTTCAGGTAATGCTGGAAATCCATTTATTGTTGGAGATTATGCAACTATTGAAAATGCAGAGCCATCTGGAATCAATACAGTTCATAGAGAAGTAACTGCAGTTACAGACTCCTCTATTACATTATCAGCAAATACATCGGCAATTGTAGGTGTAATTACTGTTACTAGTGCATCAGTGGCAAGAAGTGTGAAAGTCGCAGCTCTTGCTGATGGTGCAGCAACAAACGTAAGTATTACAGAAGTCGTTCAGTTAGTCTCGGAGTAAAATGAAACTCATCACAGAAGAAGTATCACAAGTAGAGTTTATTACCGAAAAGGTAAATGGTAAACAAACAATGTTTATTGAAGGAATTTTTCTTCAAGGAGACATTTGTAATCGTAATGGAAGAATGTACCCTATGCAAACTCTTGCAAAGGAAGTAAAGAGATATAACGAGGCATTTATATGTAAGGGTCGTGCTCTTGGAGAGTTAGGACACCCAGATGGTCCTACAGTTAATCTTGATCGTGTTTCTCATAAGATTGTTTCTCTTACTGCAGAAGGAACAAACTTTAGAGGTAAAGCACAACTTCTTGAAACTCCAATGGGTAAAATAGCACAATCTTTATTGGATTCTGGTGTTTGTCTCGGAGTTTCTTCTCGTGGTGTTGGTTCACTCAAGATGACAAACGAAGGTCATAAAATTGTTGGTGAAGATTTTATGCTCGCAACTGCTGCTGATATTGTTGCCGATCCATCTGCCCCTGATGCTTTTGTTTCAGGAATTATGGAAGGTAAAGAGTGGGTCTGGGAAGGAGGAATCCTTCGTGAAAGACTTGCAGAATCTACACAGCGTAGAATTAATACATTAGTAGATAAAAAAGTTCTTGATGAACATAAAGTTCAATTGTTCCAAGATTTCTTAGCAAATCTTTAATTTATAAATAAATATAGATTATAAAACAATCAAAACAAATGTCCGTTGGTAGAAATTTACAAGAAATGGAAAACGTAGTAACCAAAGGGGCTGCATCTGCCGAGCCAATGCACAATTTAGCCACAGGAATTCCTGCTGGTCAAACTGGAAGTTGGGAAGATCTGGGCGGTCCTACTCCACAAAATAGTCGTCCAGATGACGATTCAAATATGCTAAAGACTCCTGGCGCTACTCTTGCTCAGGTAAGAGATGTTGTCAATGCTAAGGCAGCAGCAGCAGAACCTATGCACGCTATGGCAAAAGAAGAAGTCGAGGAAGACGAAGAACTCGTTGAAACCGAAGAAGGTGACGAGGAAGAAGTAGTTGCCGAAGCTTCTTGTGAAGACGAGGGTGGCAAAGAAAAAGAGGAAAAGGGAGAAAAATCTCACCTAGAAGGTAAGAAAGAAGAAAAGAAAGAAAAGGAAGATGAAATGAAGGAAGAGTTTGACATCGAAGAAGATGTTAATGCTCTCCTTGCTGGTGAGGATCTTTCCGAGGAATTCCAAGAGAAAGCACGTACCATCTTTGAGACTGCAATCAGATCTAAGGTTGCAGAAATCAAAGAAGAACTTGAAACTTCATACGAGGCAGCACTCGTAGAAGAAATTCAAACTATTAAAGAAGGTCTTACTGATCGTGTAGATGCATACCTTGAGTATGTTGCTGACGAGTGGGTTGCTGAAAATGCACTCGCAGTTGAGCACGGTCTTAAGACTGAAATGACCGAATCATTCCTCGCTGGAATGAAGCAACTTTTTGAAGATCATTATGTAACCGTCCCTGAAGATAGATATGATGTAATCGAGAGTATGGTAGATAAACTTGATGAAATGGAAGGAAAACTCAACGAGCAAATTGAAAGAAATGTTG